AATCATTAGTTGTTTGATTTGCTACATATTGACCATCGTTAATTGAAAAATTAGCAATAACTTGATTTGTGCAAAATATTTTGTCTTTATAAACTACATCAGTATCATTCAAAATAGATAATGTATAAAAATTACCTTCTATTAAATCAAATGTAGCTGTTGTGTATAGATAATAACCATCTATATAAAAATCAGATGATATAGTAGTACTTTCATTTGTCATTTCATTTACCAAAACTATTGATGTTGCCTTATATTGTCTTGGAATGAATTTTAAAGATTGTTCTTCTACTTGTTCTTTTAAAATTATCATTATCTTTTTATTTAAAAATAAAAGTATATTAAAATTGTTTTAATATAGTATTAAAATAAAAAAGGGACACATAAGCATCCCTTAATTAAAAAACAAAAAAACAATTATTAAGAACCTACTACTACTGTAAATCCAGCACCAGATAAAGTATCACCAATAAAATTTGCTGGTACTTGCTCCATTCCTGTAAGTGTTAAAGTGTATCCACTCAAATCACCCATAGCAGCACCAGTTACAATAGTTCCACCTGTTACATCCATTCCGTGTTCTAATCCACAATAAAAGAAATTACCATTGTTATCTTCAACAATTACTTGTGGTCTACCATAAGCCAAAAGTTTAATTTGTTTATTGTCTACTATTGATAATTTTTTCAAAGTTAATGCCAATTCTTGTTGAAAGAATGTAGTGCCATTTTCTCTTGAAGATGTAATTGTTTGAGTAAAAGATGAAGTACCTTTTAAATCATATTTGTATGCAGTTGGTGTTCCAGCTACACTATCAATAACATCTGTATTTGTTCCATCGTAAGTATACCCAGTAGCATCACCCCAATTAACAAAATAAACCGCTTTTAAACCGCCAGAACTATCTTTGCACGGTTCAATTCTTCCCAAACTAATATCACAAGCCATATTTATATATTTTTAAAGTTAAAAAAAAGGTGGTGTTTATTCCACCACCCTTTTAAAATTTATTTATTTATGATTATGCCGCAGGAGTGTAAAGTACAATCTCTGAACCAATTCCGTATTGTACACCAGCAGTAAATCTCATTACTACTCTTACATTTTGTGAACCATCAAGGTCAGCCAAATCAATTAACTTAACTTCTTGGCTATCTGCTAATAAACCAGTTCCAAAAAACAAGTTAGATTTTTGTGCAGCCATCATATAATCGTTAGCCATTCCATTACAAACAAATATTTTAATTCCGTCAAATGATAAACTTCCGTTATTCCACCATTGTGTTCCCAAATTATTAGTACCATTAGCACCTAAACCTGATGCACCAAAACCACCTAAAGCACGTACATAATCACGGGCAACTGATTGAGAAACGTATAAATACAAATCTTCTTTTCCGTAAAGTGTAGCAGGAATTAAATCAACTACTTTCCCCATTTCAGCAATTACATTAGCAGCAGTTACACCACCTGAAGCAGGAGAAGCTACATCTAAAACAGTTGCATCAGCAGTAGCAAGTGTTACAAATCCGTCAAACTCACCAGCAGTAGCAGTAGCACCTTTCCAAATATTTTGTTCTGTTTTTTCAGCAACTTTAGCAGCTACGTGTGCTAATAAGAAATCAGCAAATGCAGGTGGCAAAGTATCAAATGTAGAATAACCCATTTGAACGGCTTCCCAATCACTACGGAAATCTTTCTTGCATAATTGTAAATTTACCTGAAATTCTTCTGGTTGTATAATTCTTTCAGTTAATGTTACAGTAGAAGTAGCATCAAAATCACAGGTTGCATTCTTAACAATCCCGTCAGTTGCAATTTTTTTGATTACCTCTTTGTACTTGATGTTTGGTTTTACTTCAATACCACCATTTTCGATAGTAGAAGCAGATAATAATGCAGCAGATATGTACTTACCAGCAAATTCTCCAGCATAGGTTGTTGTAATACTTGTTGTTGTAGCCATTTTTTATTTAATTTTTATTTTTATTATTTATTTAATTTACTCAATACCACATCAAATGTTGTAGCATTTCTTTTTGTTGAATATAAATTCATTTTAACTTCTGATTTAGCTTCTGGATTGTGTGATAAAACTTCAATGTTATCATTTGACAATTCAACTGCTTCTACTACTTCTGTTTTTGATAATTTTAATTCAGCAATTTCAGCTCTTAATTTTTCAATTTCAGAAAAGAACATTTCTTTAGTTACACTTTCAACTACTCTTTTTGGTGTTGCTACTTCAGCATTCATTTCTTCTTCTTTTTTAGTAGTTTCTACTTCTTCTTCAACTTCAGGTGCTTCTTCTTCTGGCATTTCAATAGATGCAATAACACCTTCTACTTCTACTTTTAATACGTTACCATCTTCTAAAACATATTCACCAACTGGCATTGGTACTCTTTCTTCTTCATTTACAATAAAGACTGCCATTTCTGGTTCAAATGTTTCTGCTTCAATAACAGTAACACCATCCATTAGTTTCATTTGAGCAAGTTTTACATCCATACCCAAAAGTTCTTTAATTTGATTTACTACGTTCATATTTACTTTTTTTATTTATTTTCTTGGTTTCCAATCAGTAGGATTTCCTATTTTAGTTCTTAAACCAGACATTTCAGAAATAGCATTTTTTAAATTATTTACTTCTGCACCAGAAATACCTAAATCCATTATAGCTTTTAATGTTTCTTTACCATCATTAACTACAACAATATATGAACTAACAAAATCATCAGCTATATTTGCTAATTGATTTGTAATTGTATCATATTGACTTTTTGTTGTATCAAATTTTTTATTTAAATCTAAACCTTTTTGATATGCTGTAAGAATATCTGTTAGTGATTTAGCTAATTCTACTTTTTGACTTGACAATTCTACTTTGTCAAATAACTTGTTACCAATCTTTGTTACTTCTGGTGTCATCTATTTTTTATTTAAAAATTAATACTATTTATATTTGTTATAAATTGCTTATAAATTGGTTAGCCATTTGTTCTAACCATTGTTCTTTCACCATCAACTTGTGTTACTGTTGATGTACCTTGTGCAACTGTTGAACCAATACCTTGATTGATTAATTCACCTTTGCAACATTCTGCTGAATATGTGCTATCATCACATAAACAAGCTTGTTTTGAGCTTTTTGGACTTGTGTATTTATTCTTTCCCATTTTAAATATGTTAAACATTAATTAGTATTTGTTTTATTTTTTCAATCAATTCTTGCTCTTTACTTTCTTGTAGATTTAATTCTGCTTTTTCAGAAAAATATCCTTCTATACTATATCCTTGATATTTACCTTCTTTAACATCATTCCAAACCTCATCATTGTCTATTCTTTGAACTACAACCCAAGCACCTTCAACTGCATTTAAATTATAAATAGCAGACTTATCACGTTTAACATCTTCAACTATCCAACTTTCTATTGTATAAACACCTTCAGTTTTTTTGTCGTGTTCTAATGTTGAATTATGTATTTTAAGTTTTTTTAAATATAATTCTGATGCTTTTCTTACTGTATCTTTTGAAAAACGAATGTTATATTCATAATCACCATTACGTCTATAAATATCTTTTTCTGGAATTAAAGCTAAACCTATAACTATTCTTTTATCTTCATCAATAGTTTTTAATTCTACTTTGTGTTCATTTAGTGCAACCCAATTTTCTTCAATAGCTGGAAATTTAACTAAACTAATAGCATCAATCCCATCTTGAATATTTTCTTCATCTATATCTAAATAAATAGTTTCTAATTTCTTCATCTTACTTTTTTTTAAAAATTAAATTATTTATATTTTGTTTTAAATAAGTATCATTAACTATGTTTTTTTGACTTAATGATGCTTTTAACTAACATTATCCTAAACTTGCATTAGTTACTATGTTTCTATTTAAACCTTGTGCTGTTGTTACATCATTTGCTACAACATATGCTTGTATTGGTGCTTGTGCTGACCTTCCTTGTAATGTTTCTGCTAATTGATTAACACCACTATTTCCAACTACGTTAAATTGTGGAGCAGCAGAACCTCCGCCACCACCTTGTGCTGAACCTCCACCACCACTTTCACCACCTGTAATAGATTTTGCTTGACCTATTGATGCAGCTAATATTGATGCAATAGAAGTTGCAGCAGTTATTTTTGTTAATGCAATACCTTTAACAGTTGCTGCTGCTTGAACTGCATACATTGGATTTGGTACTACACCAATTACTGCTGGTGTTGCTGCTAATGCTGCTTGTGCTGCTGCTATTGATTTAGAAGCACCAACAACTATATCTGCAATAGCTAATCCTTTTTGAATAGCTAAAATACTCATAGCAATAGTTTTATTTTTACCAGCAAATTGTAATAATATATTTAAACCTGTATCTAATGCATTTCTTTTTGCTTCTTTTATTGCTAAATCAAGTGCTGCTTCTTTTTCTGCTGCTGCTTTTAAATCTGAATATTCTTTATCTTGTGCTTTTAATCTTATATCATTTAATTCATTTGCTTGTGCTATTTCTAAATCTTTAGTGTCTTGACCAAATTGTTTAGCATATTCTATTAACCTAAAATATTTATCTTTTACTTTTTGTTCTTCACTTTCTTGTGCTGATACTAAAAATTCAGATTGTTTTTCTTGTGCATCAGAAATAGCTTGTGCAATTTCATTTCTTATTGCATCATCATCTTCTTTGCTACGTTTTCTACTTTCTTCTAATGCTTTTGCATCATCTTCTGCTTTTTTAGCTGCATCTTCTTGTATTTTAGCAGCATCATCACTTGCTTTTTTATCAATATCATTAATTGCTAATTGATAACCAGCTCTGTCATTTTTAAGTTTTTTTAATGCGTCTTGTTGTGCTTTTAATACTTTTTCTCCTTCTGCTTTTGTTTCTTTTTCATCAAATACATAATTTGAAGTTAACTCATTAGCTTTTTCATTAAAATCTTTAAGCATATCTTCATTCAAGCCAACATCAATTTTAACCCCAGGGATTTTATTTAAAATTTCAAGTGTTGCATTTATAAACTTTGAAGAATACCGCCATAAAAACTCAAGTGGTTTATTAATAAAATCCAACATAGATTGCAACAATCCTTTATTTCTTTTTGTGCCTTCTAATGCTTGTTTATTGGATTCTATTTGTGTATTTATTAATATATTTTGAGCATTGATAGCTTCATCAGTTTGAGCAATTTTATATTGTAATATTTGCTTTTCAGTCTTACCTTGAAGTTTTAAAATATTATCTTGGTCATTTAGCGATTTTAATTTCTCATTTTGTAAATCAACATTTTGTTGAGCAGATTCATTTAATTTTAATTGCTCACTTGAAACACCACTAACTGCTTCTTTGATATCATCCCAATAAGTATAAACAGCACCTAATGCAATAACTAATAAACCAATTCCAGTTGCAGCAATAGCACCTTTAATTCCAGTGAAAGTATCAATAGCAACTGCTTTTATATTTCTAAATGTGTCAGGTATTTCTTGAAGTGCATTTAATCCTTGTGATAATGCTAATGCAGATTGAACTTTTAAAATGGCTTGTTGTGCTTGTTCTGATTGTACACCAAGTAAACCCATTGCACCTTCAAAACCACTTAATGCTCCAGCAGCAATATTAGCAGCACCAGCTAATGCTTTAAACTTTGCATCAGGATTAAACGAGTCAGTCATTGCTTTTGCATCACCAATTCTGTCTTTTAAATCTGCTGCTCTTTTAGCTGCTTCAATAGCTTCACGTGAAGTTGCTCCAAACTTATCACTTAAAGTAGTTACTTCTGCTTGTGCTTTTCTTAATTCACTTTTTAATGATGTAACTGCTTGTTCAGTTTTAGCTAAATTAGAATTAACTTCTAAATTTACAGTTTTAGTTTCTGCCATTTTTTCTTTCTTTTATTTGTCGTTTAAATTGCTTTAGAGTACCTGAAAAAGTTGTTGGTAATTCATACTTACCTTTTGCTATTTCTATTGTTTCTGATTGTCCGTAATGCTCATCTAATTGTAGCATTTCTAATATTAACTTTATCATTATGCGTTTTGTGTTATTGGAATTTCTACTTCAAAATTATTATTATCATAGTCTTTAAAAACAATACCTACAACATCATTTCTTTCAGCAGCAGTTGCATTAGCAGCTATTGTAACAATCATACTTGTATCTTCATATTTAATACCAACAGTTGGTGATGAAAGCCATCCAGAAAGTGATTTAATTTGAAATTGTTTAAACAATCCTTTAAATAAATCTATTTGAACTTCTTGTGCTGTATTATCTATATTTAATAATTCTATGTTTG